CATATCAGGTATAGATTTAAAATATTCGTAACAAGTTTTAACAACATTAACATCATCCATATATTCATACAAGGTTTTAAAATATTCTTTATCACCTATTTTTTCATCACTACTTCTAATAATAAATTTTCTTCGGTCATCACTTTTAGTAACAATAGGCTCTTCATTATTTGTAGTAATAATAAATCTATGATACGATTGAATGTCAAATTTATTAATTCCTTTATTATTTATAGTAAGTTTAGGTTCAGTAATAAGAGCTTTAATTTTGCCTTCACTATCTAGGGTTTCTTTTTTACTTAATTCATCAAGATTAACAAGAAATGAATTAGCCATATGATTATTGAATTCACCGAATACATCACGACTAGGGGTAGAAGTTTGAAATATTTTACTATCACCTAGCATTTTTTCAAATAAACGCATTAATGTACCCTTACCTGAACCTTCTTTTGAAATAAAAGTAGGACAAGTAGATTTAACAGCAGGATATTGTATCATTTGTGCAATCCAAGCAATAAAATAATCATAAACTGGTTCTTCATTATTACAAAGTATGCGTATATGATTCAGGATTAAATCTAAAGCTTCTTGTTTATGTTCATATTCAGTAACCATTTCCATTTCAAATTTACGCCACATGTTGAAATAATTAGCAGGACATTTACTATCATCAGGATATATGCCTATATCTTCGTAGCGTCTTTGTTCAGGATTACTCGCAATCCAATCACGAATAAAATTACGAGATTCAAGTTTATCATCTTTATTTAATTTTTCATAAATCATATTTTCATAAGCTGTTATTAAATGTTGTCTTGACATAACAATATTATCATTATCAAGTTGTTTAATAAATATTCCCTTGTTAGTAATTTTACAATGTTGTTTTTCAAATTCTTTACTAACTTTTTCAAAAGATTTTTCAAGTTCAATAACAATAGATTTGTCTTCAATTTGGAAATCATCTGGAATATCAATAATTCCAGTTTTATGTTCTTTATATGAGAGTTTCATATTTAAGCCTTCAAATTTTGTATTAATACATTCTTCAAGTTCTTTTAATAATATTTCATCATCATAATAATTACCATAAACCATAAGTCCATCAAACATTAATGAACATATTTCAATTTCTTTGCGTATTAAGTAATTGATAATTTCTTGTAAAATTTTATTTTCATAAACACATAAAATGCGATTAATAGCAGAACCAAGCCAATTATAATGACGAGTTACAGGTACAGTTTCCACAATATGTTTATATTCTTTATTTTTTGTAACTTCTTTTTGTATTTCTTTGCATTCCTTATCAAAGTCTTTAAAAAACTTATCAGTAATTTTTTTATTACTTTTATCACTATTAACAGCTTTTAAAAAATCTGTTTTACCTGTTGTATCAAATCTAGCTAATATTTCATCTCTATTATTAATATAATATTCCAAATTAGGACATGAAATATTTTGTAATTTACAAATATAATGTAATATTACTGGATGAGCATTTTTCATATCAATATCAGTAGTACATTCATCCAATAAAAATCCTCTTATTTTAGATGATATACCCTGAATAGATAATCCACAGTATAACCTACCTCCAACTTCTAAAGGTGTTGTATTTGTAAATGTATAAGCTCTTTTCATTTCACCTTTTGATTTAACAAGTCCATTACAATATGACATAAGATAATTGTAATTTTGTTTTCTATCGTCATCATTTTTGCTATCACTTTTACATAAGTCTAATGCTTTAAAGTCACAAAATTTAAGGGTAGTTAAAAATTGTAATCTGACTAAAGGGATGCGTTCTATTAGTTCCATCGGTCTATAGTTTATACAAAGATTATTTTTTAAGTCAATTTTTTCATTAATTATTTATTAAAAAGTTCCTAAATAATTAACAGAATATTCAAAAATTCAAATTTTACTTTTTTCCAATGTAAATATTTTAAATCAGATGCTCGTTTTTTCTCTCTATTTTTGTCTCTCCATTTATAAGTAGCTTTCTTGTGTGCTTCTGTATATAAACTAGTCATTATTATAATATAGATAGAAAATATATTTAAGTTAGTTTTCTTCATGTATTTCTGTTTCTGTATCATAATCGGAATCAGTTGTATGATAAGCATAATAGGATTTTGATACTAATTTAAGTTCACCTTTACCATTACGTATAAGTATTTGATTAGGTTTTTTATTATAATTAACAATGTTCTCTCGTTGTTTTTTTGCAGCAATTATACAAAAATCTTTAACACATTGATATTTGCTTTTTCTTTTATCTTTTGGATTGAATAAAGAATTTTTCAACATTTATATTAACTAAATATTTTATTTTTCTGATTTTTTCCCTAAAGTTTTAATTATTAAGTTAAACATTTGAGAGAAACTAACTATGAGAAATTGCCATTTTAGCTTGGTGATATTGGTAGCAATCGTAGTGATAATTTAAGTGAATATCTTTATAAATTGTTACCTTAAATGGTTTCTCTTTTATTTGATGTCTACAAAATTGACATCTAGGTAATTCTTTTTCAACTTCATACCCCCTTAATGTTCCCATTTATATATATATAGAAAAAATAATTTAAAAACAAAGTAAGTATTTAAATTGTGATACAAAGAGATGAAACATATAACTCGGTCTAATTCACAATCCATACTGCTCATATATTTCCATAAATTAACATTTTAATGCCAATATGCAACACAAATTGGAATTAAATAAACACTGGTAACTGTTTTATGTTTTCTATATTATGAGCTGCGATAGGATTTAGAGTTACAGGACTAGCTAATGTCTTCATATCTGCTGGATTTGCAAATGCACTAACTAAATCACCTTTGCTACGATAATTAGTAACATTAGGATTATCTTTCTGCTTTAATAATGCACCATCATACGTATATCCTTTATCACCTTTATCTGCCAAATCATTTATAGATATTGCCGCTTGGCTGTGTCCTACCATAACTACAGGTGCTTCCTTATATTTATCTTTTATTTTTAAATAAGTACTTTTATCTTCTTGAAATCTAGGTGTATATTCAAAAGTACCAGTAGTAACATTAAGTACATTTGTTTTCCAGTCCTTTATGGTCTGATTTGGATTAAAAGCAGAAATAGATGAACCGTTATTTACATAAAGAACTTTCCCATTGTAGGCATTTCTTGCTACTAAATGTTGATTATTTGTAAGTTCTTTATCAATTACATAACCAAATTTTTTTAGCCTCTTAGCTTGTTTACGTTCGTTTCTTAAATATCCTAACTTTAGTGCCTTATACATAGAAAGCCTTTTAATTTTTCTAAGTCCCATTTAGATTATAGAGAGAAATAAATAATCTCACACTATATATTAGATGTCTTTATATATAGAAAAATTAGAGAAGCCAAAGATAAGCAAAGTAACTATGAATTGTGATTTACCAATAGATCCAAAGCTTGAGAAATACGAATCAATAAAAACGTGTTTTAGTAACCATAATTTTACAATTTTAGCTGGACTTATGGGGCAAGGTAAAACGTCAACTATGCTAAGTCTTATGAAAAATGTATTTAAAAAATGTTACAATGATGTATATGTAATAATTCCTGAAATATCTATGCATAGTATATCTGATAAAGATAATTTATTTTTAGCCGATGGTATAAATGATGAAGAACATTTATATCACGAATATAATGGTGATACGTTAGAAACAATATATCAAAAACTAGTAGAAAATGCTAGTGATGATTATACGAGTATGCTAATAATTGACGATTTCGGGGCGAATTTTCGTACTGATAAACAAGCAGAAAAAGTATTAAATAAAATTATTATAAAAATGCGTCATTTAAAATGTAGTATATTTTTATTGGGACAAAACATATTTCAATTACCCCGTAAGTGGCGGGAGATAGCAACAAATCTAATATGCTTCAATTTAGGTAAATCGCAAATGAAAAAAATATTTGATGAATTTTTTGAATACAAGCAAGACCAGTTTGACGAAATAATGAAATTATATAAATCACCTCACGATTACCTGTTATTAAATCTAAAATATAAAAGACTTTTTTATAACTTTGATGAAGTAAAATTTAATACAATACATTCATAGCTATTATGAGTTGTTCATCATTTAATAATATATTTACCATAAAATTATAACCATCACAAAGTTGTAATAAATTTTTTGTTATAGAAAATCGCCACACTTGATTATCCATTATATTAAAATATGTATCATTAAAAAACATATCATCTGATACGTGTATATTTTTTACTACCATATTATGTTGTTTTGTATACATTCTTTTTTCTATTATGCTATCTTCTTTTTTAATAAATTGAAAGCCTAATGCGTCAAATAAATTAAATAATTTGTTACTTAAAATTAGCTGATCCATATTATACTATATTATTATTTGTTTTTTTCTTTAATTATT